AACACCCAGCAACTTCCTTGACACGATCCACAAAAAATGAAAAAGTGAAATTTCATAACCAATGAACCGAAAAGTAAATTAGGATGGCTGGAACACCCATCAAGCGAGCACGGAAAGAGGCGGAAGCGAAGGAGCTGCTCCGGCTTTTGCAAGACCCATTCTGGCGGTTGAACAACCTCTACCACATCAAGTCCGAGGACACTGGTGCGGTGATACAGTTCCGGCCCTACCCAGAGCAGACCGAGGTGTTCGAAGCTGTCCTTACTGAAGGGCACAAGAAGATAATCATCCCGAAAGCGCGACGGCGTGGGATGTCCACAGGTATTGATGTGCTGGCGTATGATCAAGCAGTTGAGAACGCCGGATATGAGGCGGGGATCGTGGACCGTAACCAAGCCGATGCCTCCAAGAAGTTGGAGAATATAATCAAGACTTCCCACGGTAAGCTCCCCGACTTCATGGCGGCGGACATGAAGACCATAAAAAACAATGATGACAGACTCGCATTCCAAGTTGGTGATGACACCACCTCTAACATTTACGCATCGACTGGGTATCGCGGTGGTAACTGCAATTTTCTTCATGTCTCTGAGTGGGGGTGGGTGCAGTGTGAAGACCCTAAGCGATCTGAGGAGATCCAAACCGGTGCAATCCAAGCAGCCCGTAAGGGGCAGATCATCGTCGAGACGACCTGGAAGGGAGGGAAGAACGGTCACCTCTGGGATTATATGGACCAAGCTCTCACCACCCCCGAGGAGGAGAAGCATGCACGGTCATGGAGGCATATGTTTTTCCCGTGGCACACCGACCCATACTATTCTCTGGAGTCTAACCTCAAGATTCTCACGCAGTGTGAGGACTATTTTCAGGAGCTGGAGCACGTTCACAAGATTCCACTCACCATAGGGCAGAAGCGGTGGTATCAGGACGAGGCGTGGCCCCTGCGGAATAACCGGTTTGGTGAGTATCCGTCTACCTTGGAGGAGTGCTTTAAGTCTCCGATGGAGGGGGTGATCTACGAGATGGAGATCGCACGGGCCTTAGCGGAGAAGCGGGTCACCACCCTGCCCATCGAGCAGGGGATACCAGTGTTTGCAAGCTTTGACATCGGGCGCAACGACGCGATGCCGGTCACGCTCATCCAGGTGGTGGGTAAGGAGCTGCGGGTCGTTGGGTATTACGTCAACCACCGTGAGACCGCACGGCACTATGGGGACTGGCTCAAGGCGTGGATGGCGGACAACCGAGTGCAGGACTTGCGGGTGTTGCTGCCGCACGACGGTGGGCGGAAGAGCATGGAGTCGGGGAAGACATTGGTGGAGATCTTTAACGAGATGGGGTTCCCCAACGTGCAGCACGTGCCACGGATACCGAGCATCTGGACGGGGATTAACTACGTGAAGGACACCTTCGAGTATCTCTGGTTCGACAAGCGAGCAGTCACGAAGCACCACTCACGGGGGAACAAGAAGTTCCCATCGCTTATGGAGTGCATTGACAACTACCACCAAGCCCAAGATGCCAACGGGGTGAGCATGAGTATGTCTCCAGTTCACGATGACTACAGCCACGGTTGTGATTCCTTAAGAACGTTCTGCGAAGCGTGGAGCAGGGGCATGATCAACCGCGCAGCAGCCCGTGTCAGCACCGACAGCTACGACGAGGTGTTCGGGGGTCAGGCGCGTGGGAGCAAGCTAGCAGGGTCAAGGAGGTTCGCACGATGAGCAACGCAAGGCTGGTGAATCTACCTGGTGGACCGTTCGAGGATTTCTTGCTCCACATGAGCGACAACGGGGATGCGGCGTGGACATGGAGCTACCTTGAGATGTGTGCGAGGTTCGGGGTTTTGCACTCCTCACCAGAGCACACACTCCTCGCCAGACCGGTCAACTCAGCCATCGCTGAGGAAGACCTCCGCGCCTTCAACGACCTTGACCCTACACACGCGCTAGCATCAACAGGCTTGACAGACAGGCACGATACGTGGCACATCATCTATGCGTGTGGTAACCCTTCATTCTTTTTCGACCTCTGTCCCTATGATCTTGAGCATGTCTCATGGCACAGGAACAAAGGGAGTGAGAAGCTCAGAGTCCACAACTTCCAAAAAGTGAAAAAACGGTTCCATGACAAAAGCTCCCCCTAAACCAGACCCCGCCACGATCTCCTCATCCCTCGGCGATGAAGCAAAGAAGCAACAGGAACTTGCTGCACGGAGAAAGCGCGGATACAATCGTGGATTCTACAGCGGGTCTGCTGCCACTAAGCCGGTTGGGGGCGAAAATCAATCTTTGGGATAATGCCTATCAATGTTAAACAAGAGCTGGACCTCTGTCAGCAGGAGGAATCCGACCGCTCACCAATGGACTCATGGTGGCAGTCGATCAAGGAAGTAGCGGTCCCACGGGATGCTTACATCAATCGCAGCAGCACTCCGGTGCCGTCGAACAGCTACTCCTCGATCCATGACACCACGGTGATTGAGTCGGTCGAGGGCTTGTCGAACATGATGACCGCCCAACTCACCCCCGCTGGGGAGGACTGGGTAAGCTACGAGCCACCATTTGAGTTCCAAGACAACGACGAGATCCGTGAGTGGTATCTTGTTTGTTCACGGATTGTCATGCAGCTGGTGAATCAGTCGAATTTCCAGATGGCGAACCAGCCGGTCAACCTTGAGCGTGCTTCGGTGGGCACAGGGATGATGATGTGCTACGAGACGGAGGACCGCTATTCCCCGTTCTACTTCAAGCATTCCCCAGTCGGCACCTACACATTTCAAGAAGACCTTCAGGGCAACCCAGACACTCTCCGTCGTCACTTCATGGCAACGGCGCACCAACTCACTAAGGAATTCCCCAACGGGAACTTTGGGGCGAAGGTGCAGGAGGCACTCGGCAACCCCAAGAAGCTCCACTCACAGAAATTCAAGATCTGGCATGTTGTTCAGCCCCGTCTGGAGCGTGATCCTACCAAGATCGACAACGTGAATATGCCCTACGAGGAGTTCTACATTGCCGACGAGGACGAGAATCTCATCATGGAGACTGGGATGCATGAGTTCAACACGATGGTTTCCCGCTTCCAGCATGGCGCTGACGGTATTATCTGGGGGGTTTCACCCGCTCGGAAGGCGATGCCAGCCATCGCGCAGGTCAACTACCTACAGGAATCTCTCGACCTGCTCCTCGACATCAAGATCAACCCGCGCATCCTAGCTGAAGCTGGCATGGTGGGGGACATCGACATGCGACCAGGGCAGAAGACTCTCACCCGCGCCGGTGCTCTCAGCACCCCAGGTGGTGGTGTCCGTGAGTGGGCTACTGGTGGGGACTACCCGCTCGGCAAGGACCGTATCCGCGACAAGCAGGACCAGATCCGTAAGCTTTTCTTCAACGCGATCTGGCAACCATACTCCGATGTGCAGAAGGAAATGACTGCTGAGGAGTTCCGTGGTATCCGTGACCAGTCTGAAATGCTCTTCGTTGGTGTCAACGCACGCTACGAAGCGGACATCAACCCCATGCTCTCTCGTCGCTTGTTCGGGATCTGTCTCCGCAAAGGACTCTTCCCTGAGCCACCGGAGGCGCTTCTCAAGGAATCGAATGGTTTCTACGACATCCCTGACCCACTCGCTACGTTCCAGACGAACCTGGCGCGGGTCATGAAACGTAAGGCAATCGAGCATAAAGACCAGTTCTTCCTCCGTCTCCAGCAGTATGCTGCTGTTGACCCGACCGTCTTGGACGAGGTGGACCTCGCAGCACACACCCGTGAGCTTGCCCGTACATACGGCTTCCATGCCCCTCAGCTGCGTCCAGAGCGTGAAGTGATGGAGATCGCCCAAGCACGCTTAGAAGCGCAGCAGGAGGCAAGCCAGCAGCAGCAAGCGATGCAAGCCGCTGAGACCGCCTCCAAGTTCTCCCCTGAGATCCAGACGAACATGCTAGACCAAGCTCAAGCTACCCAGTTGCAATAATGGCAAGAGAGATACCAGAGGAAGAGCTACAGGCTCTTCGTGCGGATGCTAACCTCCGTGAACGAATCCGGAGACTCTTCTCCCAAGACACCGGTGTCAGGGCAGATGCAGTGGACGCGCTCAAGGAGGCATGGGATTTTGACGATCCTAGCTTCAACATGGGTGAACTCGCTACAATGGACTACCACGCTTCCACCCTCGCTGCCATGCGGCGGGATAGCATTAAGGAGGTGATCACATGGCTCACAAGAATATAACCAAATGGCTACCGAATACACACACAAGAAAGAGGGGGAGGACTTCCACATCCTCCGAAACAACGAACACGTTGCCACCTACAGCCCTGCACTGGACGATGTCAGCTACACTGAGGGCAGTGGCAAGTATGCTGGACCGATTGGGAAAGAGGTCTCTAAGATCGCCCCAGCGCCAATCGAAGACCTTGTCCCAGCGGACATCCGCGCCCAGATCAAGCCACCAGCACCTAAGCCAAGGGGTGAATCCTCTGAAGTGCAGCGTCTCCGAAAGAAGTCATTGCTAGATTCCAAGCTGATTGAAAGCCTTGAGCAAGAGATTCGTGAGCTGAACGAGCACATCAAGGGGGGCAAGAAAGTGAAGCGACTCTCTGATCGCTACAAAGATGTCATTGACCTCACCGGCTCCCCAGTCCGTGACAAATACTATGGTGACCTCACACCAGACTTCATCGAATGGATGCGTGGGGGAGGCAATGGCGATGTCACCAAAGAAATCTTCATCCGCCGCTACAAGGGGCGCATCCCTGATCTCTCCTTCCCAAAAGCATAACCACATAACCACATGGAACCAGAAACTACTATTGACCCTACGCCCACCACGTTGTCCCCACTTGTGGGCGATGACCTCGCCTTCACAGAGGGCTACCAAGACCGCATCGGTGAACATGCCGAAGGCTCGACCTTCACGAACATCGCTGATGTTTTCAAGTCCAACAAGGAAGCTCAGCGCACCATCACTGAACTGAATCAGACAAAATCTGACCTCACGAAGCAGATCGAAGCTGGTCTACCAGCAGCAGAGATCAAGCTTCCAGCGGACGTTGCTGCCTACAAAGCAGAGCTGAAGTTGCCTGAGATGCCAGAGGGTGTCACTATCGGGGATGATGTGTTGGACAAAGCAATGGCGTATGCCCTTGAGAAAGGACACCCGCCTGAAGCACTTGCCGACTTCCTGGCATTTGACCTCCAACGCATGGAGATTGAGCAGGAGAAGTCTAAGACTGTTGAGTTTGATCAACTCAACGCTGCCAAGGGTGTGATCGTTGAAGCTGTGGGAGCACAGAACTACGATACTACCATTGACGATGCCAAGTTTGTCTCTGAAGCACTGGGCCTACCACTGGAGTCAAGTGATTTAGTTGGGCAACCCAATATGGTCATCGCGCTCTCGAAGCTCAAGCAAGCTCTCAGCGAAGGAACATTGAAAGGTGCGTCCGTTGGGGGTGTTGAAATCACTGCTGGAGGAAAACTTTCTCAAGCTGAGGACATTATTTCTAACTCTGAGAACCCTTTGAATGCAGCGTTCCACGACAATTCACACCCTCAACATGAGACGGCACTTGGAAAACATGCTAGACTAATCATGGAATCTGCCCTATAAGTTCCTCACACGACTTGTTGGTCGTTTTGTTGTTACTTCATATCGGAAGATCACCACTCCTTCACAGGGGTGGTGATCTTTTTTGTTGACTAGTTACCCGCTTCCGGTGTAACACTAGGACAGTCATCGAAGAGAGAGACAATCCTTGCTGGACCTTAGACCTACGAAGACCACCTCAGTTTCTCGGATTGACCCTTGAAGTGAGTTGGACAAACCTTACGGACCCAGCAAGCGACCTCGGATAATCAGGCCAAAAGAACTACTCGTTTCTTTAACCTCTATTATTTACTAAAATGACTCCTCATGAACACGCCCAGATTTCTTATGGGCAACAGTGGAATGCTCGCATTTCAAAACGCATCAATATCCTTAAGGATTACGTAACTTACAAACCTGATTGCTCTGGTCGCTATGCCACCATTGAACAGTTCGGTGACCTTGACCTGGAAGAGAAGACTGCTCGCTTTGAAGAGAAAGCAGCCGTTGAACTTCCTACCTCTCGGGCCTTTATCTTCCCGAAGAACTTTGAACGCACTGTTCACTTCGACGAAGATGATGAATGGAAACTCAACCGACTCGGCGTTCCTATGCCTGAGTCCGCTCGCCGTCTTATGGAAGCTGGTGAACGTGTTGCAGAAGACATCATCATCGACGGTATCCTCGGTGACACTACTATCGGTAGTGGCATTGATGAGGCAATGACGACTGAAGCCCTCGACGGGGACCAAGTTATCGCTGTCAACCTCGGCGGCGGTGCTAATACCAACCTCTCTCGCACCAAGATCCTCGAAGCAATCCGTGTCTTTATGGACAACGATGCTTGGGGCCAAGGTAACGACGAATCTGAGCAGCTTTGCATGGGTGTTACACCCAAGGCACTCCTTGCTCTTTGGACAGACAGTGTTGTAACTAGCTCAGACTTCCGCAACTTTGCGGGTGGCAAGCCTTATGACAAGGGAATCATCGAGTCTTTCCTCGGTATCAAGTTCCTCGTCTCTAGTCGTTTCTCCCGCCACAAGGCTGGAAACATCCAATCTTGCCCACTCTGGCTGAAATCCAAGATCGCCTACGGTGACTGGAAGAAATCTTCAACACGTGTTTGGGAAACTCCAGGCAATGGCTCAACCAACATCCGATTCAAGTTCCGCGCTGGTGCAGTGCGTGAGGAGAAAAAAGGTGTTGTGAATGTCCTCTGCGATGTTTCAGTATAATCAAAACCCCAAAAACAAATAAAATATTATGGCTACTATCGACTCCTCCACCTACACCGCTCAAACCGCTGCTTCGGCACGGTCTGGCAGTATGGTCGGCACTGCGGAACTTACCAGTGGTAAGCTCTCGTTCCTGCAAGTCACGGTCTCAAAAGGCGCTGGTGCTCTCAGTGCTGCTGACCTGATCAACCTTGCTTACGTCCCTTCTGGGATGACGGTAATCCCAGGTCTCATCACCATCACGACTACGGTCACCGGTGGTGCAGGGACTTTCAAAATCGGCACTGCTGCTGACGATGATGCGATCACCGGAACTGTTGCTGCTGTTGCTAACACTGTTGGCACTGCGGTATTGAACACCTCCGTTGCCAGCGTCGCCTTCACTGCTCGGACATTACTTGTTGCAACACAAGTTGGTGCTCTTGCTGCTAATGCAGTCTACACCATCAACATCCCGATGGTGAACAGCAACTAATCTGGCATTTGGTTATGTCCTTTCAAAAGGCAGGGAGGGGTTGCCTTCCCTGCCTTTTTTCATTACACTTCAATCATGGCTAGCTCAATAGATATCTGCAATATGGCCCTTGCCCACTTGGGCGACCGCCAAATAGACCGCCTAGATGACGCTGCACAAGCCGACGACGGCTTAGTGAGGTATTGTGCTGAGTTCTACGGTCAAGCGCGACAAGAAGCCTTGGGGACGCAACCGTGGTCTTTTGCCAAGCATGCTGTTGCTCTTACCCAAAGGTCGGACATCATGGCTATTGGCTATTCATATGTTCATGAACTCCCAGAGGACAAGATCCGTGTGCTGCGTCTGGTCCCTGGTGCACAGCTAACATTGGCCGATGGGACTCTTGCTCCGGCAACCTACCAGAATGCGGGGATCGACAGATTCAAGATCGTCGGCTCTAAGATATGG